CTCGGCAATCGTGGACAGAAAATCGTGTGATTCCTGTACAGGAATGTTAGACAAAAACGAGAGCTCAACCGGGTCGATGACCCCATTATTCTTCTCGTATAAAGCGCTGAAACATGAAGCAACCCGCGTGGCCCGTTCGCGACTTTGAACCTTCTCGCGCTCCGAGTTCGAAGCCATAGCAGCCCCTCCAAACAGGCCGCCAATGAAGGCAAGCGAACCGCTGGCGTAGTCTGGAGCTTTTACAGCAGTTGCAATACCGATAGCTGCGCCGATAAAAATTGAAGCTTGAATTGGTTTGATCTTAAGAGGGGTCATGTTTTTTAAAGGCATCTGCCCATTTAGTAGTGTCCGGATCTTGTGCGAACTCAACTGGAGTCGGCAGTCGGTCCTGGCCTAGTGAAGCACGATCTGATGTTAGGTCATATGCCTTTAACCGTAAACCTTGGATTGCAGGAATACCTTCTTTTATCGTCAATCTGCAACCTGGTAACTTAAGGATGTTTACCAAAGCCTCCTTAGTGCGTTCGGTGAATCTGGGCTTAGCTGCTGGCTTATACCCACAAGCTCTACAGAAGTTTACATAGCTTGCATATAGTTCGCTATAAGCGTCCTTAACATACAAACCACGCTCTGCCTCATCTGCTGATGGCTTCGAGGCACCGCGACCAATCTTTGTGGCAGTGTTCGGGGCATATAGGCAGCATTCACTCATCCAACTGACAAACTGATTATTAAAGACCAGAGCTTCGAGGTTGGTAATTGAGATTGAGGGAACGTGCTTTACAGGGTTGGCCAACACATCGCGCATTTTGTCATATGGCATACTCAGAGCCCACGAAACAATTCCGCTCATTTCCGGAACCAATGCGCCTTCAATGCGATCTTCGTATACATCGAGTAACTGTTTACGCTCGCTAGGAGGTACTACTTTGTCCATAACAATTGTGAGTCGGCGCCTTTCTAAACCGCTGCTCGAATCGTTCGAGCTGATGTGCTCGTTACTTGCGATACAAACTAGCAGCTCTGGTTTAAAGCTAATGATTTCCTTACCGTATTTTCTTTCTGCCCGTAGTGTGTCTGAAGCAGAGGTTAACTTTTTAAGAACGTCCATGCGCTTGTTGTAGTTCGATTCATCTGTAAGTAGCAGAAGTCGTTTGCCCATCAAGTTGTATGTTTCAAACTTGTTAGTTTCGATGATCTCCAAACTTGATGTGTGAGCAGCATTAAAGCCAGACAAAGCAATCATGAGCTGTTGCATAGTCGATTTGCCTGTACCGCCCGGACCCACGAGGTGTAGAAATCGCTCTCCAGCGGTGTAACCAGTTAACAAAGCTCTACAAAACGCTTGGATTAGGGTGCTTTGATTCTTATGAAGTGATTTATCAAGCCACTTCAGGAATTCTGGGCATTTAGCGTCCGGATCGTACTCATAGACAAGTCGGCTACGCAGATACAACTCCTTGTGGTTTCCCGCCTTAAATTCAAAAGTTTCAGAATCAAGTACACCGTTTGCGAATGGAATATATCTACGACCTGTTGACCAAATGCTTCGCCGTCCACCTTCTAAAGATTTAAGAAGCTTTGCTTTGAGGATTAGAAAAACGACTGTTGACATTAGCTGCGTTGTATTTAGGCATGACACCCGCTTGCACAAGCGAATCCAGAGCTTTTACAATCCTTCTCTTAATGTGTTGTTCGTCTTGTACATACCAGATGCCTTGGTCGTTATCATACGTAAAGAACTGGTCTGTATTGCTATCGTAGATAAAATCTTTGCCTTGGTTGCTAACAATAATGTCAGCAACATCGTTCTCAGAAAACTGTCGATTTTGACCGCTTCCGTTCTCCTGAAGATTAATGAGCTGCGTGGGCGTTTCGGGCGTAGGCATTGATTCTTTGGGTTTTGTTGTTGATTTTGATTTTGTTTCGAGGTCGAATGACTCGAAAGAGAGGATGCTGTTTTTAGGACTAGCTTTAGTTTTTTGTAGAGCTTTCTTGTCCTCTTCAGGAGCTAGCTTGTCGTAAAGTTCGTAGTTTTGTGAACATACTTTTTTCCAACAAGTAGCTTCACCGTTTTCAGAAGCGAGAGCGATGGCTGGTAGAACAGCCTCTGGATCCTTTATTGAGTTGAGGATCCGATCAAACTTCCCATCAAGATCATGTGGATAACTATAGATACTGTAGAACGCATCGTGCGCAATTGTCAAGGCTGAGCTACTGGATGTTAAACCGTGCTTATTAAGCCAGTTCGCCCAGCCCAAAAGTTCTTTTAAAACCGTAGCCATCGTTGCGCTACGGTCATCAACTGGATCTCCGTCGAGCACAGACTTAACCGTACGAGCGCAGAGTTTTATAAGGTCTAGACCATTTTCTTTTACTGTTACAGATTTTAAAATTTCTTCGGGATCACCAGCCTCTCCTTTCTTTATCTTTGGTTCGTTTAAATAAACTTTATAAGCCTCGTCAATTTTGTGAGCTGGGATAAATTTATCTGTCTTCAGTAAAATCCCATCTGGGCTAGTTGTACCATAAAAAAGATTAGGACACTGCGTGGCCCTTATGTCTGAACCAGGGATAGACTTGCAGATTTGACGAGTAAACCATTGGTAGAACTCGCCATCAATAATTTCTTTTTCTAGTCCAAAAACTAATCTAAATCTGGGCCACTCTGGTGTTGAACTAGGTGAAGCATAAGCAAAGCTGAGATATTTTTTAGATATATCGAGTTCAAGTGCTTGATCAAATGTAAGTTCTTGTTTTTGAATTTTGTTTCCGTACTCATTCTTTTCCGTCAGCTTGATTATCGATGTCGATAATAATAAGTCCAGCTTTAATCAGTCCAGTGTTGTTACTTACCCTCTTACCATCGACAAGATGCCAAGCACATAATCCGCATTTAAGTGCTGCAAATTCAGCTAATTCATCGACGGTTAATTCTGAAGATTGCCAATTTTGATTAAAAGAAGTGAAATTACCACCTGCTGTGATCTTACCTGTCTTACTATCGACATACTCTGCGACTACTGAATTGATCGAGCAGATAAACTTCATGGGACTCACAGAGTGACTTCTATTATGGGCCAAAAGCCCAAAAGCGCTACGGCTAGAAAGTTAAGAGTTTATTCTTTACTTGCTCTTAACAGGAGCCGGAAGCTCGTCGTAATATTTTCGCACTAAATTGAACCAAGCGGCTTCATCTTTAGCAATTTCATTTTCGCCAAAAGTGAATACTTGAGTGTCAAAATTTTCGACCGCCGTGGTTACAACAATCTGAGTCTTAGCAATTTTAATTCCTAGACAAGCTTCGGCTGCGATCTTGTAAGCAGCTAGCTGTAAACGTGTCTTCTTTGTTTTAAATGCTCCAGAAATTAAAGCTTTTCTTGTTTTGTCGTCGATGTTTGCGTTCTTCGTTGGAAAACGTGACGCATAAGGACCGTTAGAAGTTTTAAAGTCTGCAAGAATAATTTCAGCGTTCTTATCCATATAAATAAGGTCGCAACATCCCGCGTAACCTTGACCTGTCAAAGAGTCATAATAGTAGATTCGACCAACTCCGTCGTTTCCTACATACTTTGACCACCGTGGTTGATTAAAAGGACGCTCCGACCAAAGCACTCTTCCGCCATCTAATAACTCGTCTAAGCGTCCGGGTACTCCATTCCAGTAAGGCGCATATTTTTCCGGCGGGACTACTTTTAATCCACGTAAGTAATTTTCTACGCTGTTATGTATCCATGATCCTCTTTCCGCCGCCGCATCTGATGCACCAGGATTTAGATCATTCCATCGAGCTAGCTTTCTTCGTTGCTCTTCTGATTGAGTCGCAGTTAGGATTGACGTTACAGAAGGCAACGCTACGGGGACTCCATCACATAGGTAATGACGAAGTCCATTGATAGTTACACGTGTATCAGACACTTTTAAAACATATATTGTTTAGTTTAGAACGAATTTACTAGATCATCTGAATCGCTTTCGTTATCTCCTTCATCTTCATCGTCAATAAAAAATTCTTGCATTTGATAGAGATAAGCTTTATTCCTTTGCTCTAGTTCTCCTAGTAAGCAAAGACCCGCAGAGAATGACTCAGCTACTATCTCTGCGCATGTTTCAGCATCACGAGGATTGCCGTGATGGTCTACGCATTCAGTCAACAATTGTTGACTGATGATTAACGCCGCCAGTCTGTCAAGTTTGGAGTTTTGCTGTAACTGAAGTTCGATTGTTTTCTCCAGAAGTTTTTGCAGTTTGGAGGCCACGACTTAACAGGAGAGCTTAGGTCGGTCCCAGTTTATATCGAAATCAATTTTTGTCTCTTGTAAGGTTGTTTTTTCTTTGGAGAAAATAAACCACGCAGAAGTCACAGAGTCTTTTAGTTTTCTACTATCCGCACGAAATGATGGTCTCGGTGATAAGATGATTATGTTTTTTAAGGTTTGTGATTCAAGTATCGCTGATCGTTGCCGCGTGGGCTCTAGAAAAGTAATCCTATCAAGGATGCAAACTCCTTTTTTTGCCACCGATAAACCACAATCTGTTACCCATTCTGTTTTATCTTTTAGTCCTTGAGTGATTCCCACTACCCAATCTATTTCTGAATGATTCTTCCAGAAGTCGTAATCGACAATCTGATCTAGAGTGCTTGTGTACACCTCTTTAGTTTCGATCTTGTTTATCTGATTAGTCAGCTCTCTTTCGCTGTCGTTAACAACGAGGATCGATCCGCTGATCAGGTTACGGTTCGCTACTGGAGAGAAAATATTTTTTGGGACTTTGTAGAACATGGATGCAGATAAAATTTTGGAAAAGCTCCAGGGTTACTTGTCTTTAGAGCAAAAGTTTCTTCATCAACGGTTTAAAGCAGAAGCAGAGAAACTTAACAAGGAACAGTTAGTTGAAATTGTAGACATAGTTCACGTCTAAATTACTTGATTCGAAATAAAATGTTTAAAAATTTGGTCAAGCACTGCACCAAACAAGGTGTCTCCTTGCCGCCGATAAACGAATTATGGGAATAAAAAAGGACCACCCTTTTGGGCGACCTTGTTGAGCAGGGTTTGCCCTTCCTTTAGAAGTCTAACCCAGCATCCTTTAAGGCTTTCTTTTGCTCCTCGCTTAGCTCTTTTGATTTAGCTGCCTTAGGTGCCGGTGGCTCAGCATCTTTCTTAGAGACCGCCCCAGGACTCCCCGGCGCCTGCCGGGAGCGCTGATAAGCCTCCACGCCTGGCCTTCCAGATGCTTTGGATTGGCCTCAATAAAAGCCTCTTTGAGAGCACCGTGGTCTGATCCAAGAGGTAACTCAACCAGATTAGAGCCGGAGATATGGCTACGAAGTGCAGCAGATACCAGCTCTCCTCCATCTGTTTCAAGCCAGTTGCTGATATCTTCGATAAGTTTAGTCTCTTCTTCACCATTAGCAGGACGGTCTTTGAACTCTAAAGCATTAAAATTAATCTTGGCTCCGTCCGCACCTGTAATCGGGTCGCGTTCGTTGAAGCTTCGAGTTACAAACTTTGTACTCGTGACCACTTCCGCGACGTTAATCCTGTTGTTGTAGAGCGTCTGAAAATAGGAGATAAAGTTTTTCTGAGAACTTTTTCCACTAATGATGCTGGTAGATACACAACGAGGAGGAAGCAACCTGTGAGAAGGAGAAACCCCAATATAAGCAATGCGGATAAACTCTTCATGATTCCGCATCCCCAAGTTGCCAAAGAACGGCGTGAAACCGAGAAGTATAAACTCGATCGGGATACCATTATCGTTCGAGTCTGTAATCGCGGAATCCGGATCAGTATCCGATTTCCAACGACGTGCTTGAAGATCGATTCGTAGACAGTGCGGCGGTACTTGACAGAGAATTTCATCCGCAGCAAATTTTCCGGCGATAAAAACCATGAGTCAGATAAGCAAGAGATTAGAGGGAGAAATCGACTGAGCCAACAGCGGCAGGAGAGATACGTCCTTTTTCAGGATCGGCAGCTTTTTTAGGAGCTTGCTTCGACATCTTAGGTAGGTAAAGAATTTTGTCCACCTTGTAATTCAGATAATTTTTTTCGTCCTTTTCACTCGTGGACACACTACCTATAGCAATAGTTGGTGTTCCGGGGCGCAAGCTCAGCGAGTTGCTTAGATAACTCACCCCAGCAGCTCAACTTGAACCATTGAGTTTCCTGTCCTTCGTCCTGCCAAGCAAGTGAGCGGTTTGTCACCGTTGTGTCGGTCAACTCAACTTCTTCAGCTTTTGGCCCGAGTCCGCCACAAGCCATAAAAGTGTTGATGGCTAGAAGATCGGTAAAGTTGTCTTTAGTGACTATGAGCATCGGTTGCATTTGAAGAACGCCATCTGGCGTGGATTTAGTTGGACCGATCGCCAACACTTCTTCATTTGCTTCAAGTTGATCGAGAAGCTTACCTACGTAGTGGTCTGACTTCTGGATCAATTGGACTTTGGTTGAGATTCGCCTATCGCTAGAAGGGAGCGCTTGAGCAATTACGTTGCATTTGCCCTCGTTGTGTTGAGCTGTGTCTGTTACTTTCAGACCCAGAATGAAGATGTTCATTGTTTAAGGTTCGGTAAATGGTTGATCGATGGACGTTTAATGCTTCGGCAATCTGCTGAGCGCTGACGCCTTGGCTTGCGAAGGCTAGCATCATTTTCTTGTCTCCGCCAGTTAGCT